AGATGGCTGATAAAACATTTTTTGGAAGACTACAAACACTATTTTCGACAGGTACAGTTGTACGAAGAACAGATTCAGGATTAAAGGTTTCAGACCTAAGTAAAGTTCAAGCAAACACAAAGCTTGCGACAAACAGGTTAATCGATAGATATAATAGAATATATCAAGCAAACACTCACGGATACAACCAGCAGGCTAATTTCCACACAATGAGACTTCAGCTTTATACTGATTACGAAATAATGGACGAAGATTCTATAATTTCTTCTGCACTGGACATTTATGCAGATGAGTCTACACTTAAAAACGAGTATGGAAATATTATAGAAATAAAAACCGATAATGAAAAAGTACAAAAGGTACTTAATAATTTATTTTACGATGTACTTAATATAGAATTTAATGCTTGGCCGTG